CTTACAAGCCTTCGACCAACGTGCCGAAGCACTCGCTAAGGCTCGCCAAGACCGCGAAGAGGCCATCGCCGCCATTCGCAAAAAAGCGGCAGAGGATCTGCTCACCCTGGAGCGCACCCTGGGCGACGAGCGTCGCCGCATCGAATACGACATCCAAAATCTGCGCCGCAAGGCAACCGCTACAGGTGAGGACATCAGCCTTCTCCGTCGTCTCCAATCTGGTGAGGATCCTCGTCGTATCGAAGCGGAACGCCAAATTTTAGACATCTACCGTAAGTCGGAAGAGGATCGCGCCCAAGCTGAGCAGCAATTTAACGAAGAGGAACTAACGCAAGCCCGCACCATTGCGGACTACCAGAAGAACATCGCCAAAGAGATTGCAACAGCTAACGAAACCTATAACAAGCGCATTGGTGAAGCCCAGAAGGAATTCGCCAAAGCCAGCGCCAAGATCATTGAGGAGGGCAGTGGCAAGGCAGCTAAGCGGCTTGCTACAGCTGCAGAAGCAATCGGTATTCAGCTGCGAATTGTTGATCTACAGGCAATACGAATAGCTGCAGGCTTAGGCTCCGCACCAGCACCCACACGCTATGAAAATGGAAAGCCTGTGTATGAGCGTATTCCTCAAGAGTTAGTACCCTCAGAATTAGATAAGTTATACAAAAAATTAAATGATGTAAATATGCGCCTGCAATCCAGAGGTTTAGCTGGCGCCGAGGCTACAGCAAACCGCTTCCTAGCCGCATTTGCGGGACAGGGCGGTCTTATTGCATCCATTTCCAGCGATACTTATCCCCTCCTAGCCGGACTCCGCATCGGCGATCCAGTTCCGTTTGTTCAACCCACCCCTATACAGGTGACTCCTGCAGCAGGCGCTACATCCGGCGCCCGCCAACAACGTCTCGGACAGCAGAATATCAACATTAACGAAACAGAGAGGAAAGCTATAATTGAATTTTTTAGTAAATCCACTGAAGCGTCCCAAAACCTAAAGCAAAACCTTGAAGATCAGAACTACGAACTATCTGTACAGGCTAAGTATTTGCGTTCCGACATAAATCCTGAGTTACAACGTCAGCTAGTAAACGCGGAAGTTGTGTATAAAAGCAGTCTTGATACAGCCGAAAGAAATCGCGATGCCGCTTTAGCCCAACATAAAAACTTAGAGCTTGTAACACAAGAATATAACAATCAAGTAACCAGCGCCATGGATCTTTATGCTGCAAACATAGACCTAATAAATCAAGGCGAAGTACGCCGTAAGCAACTTGAGGATATGTCTAAGGAGTTTGGTCCTAAGTTTAGTGCTAGCCTGCAGCAGTATTACGACTCCGTAACGGATTTAGGTACGCAGATTGGCGGAGTCGTTCAGAGCACGTTCCAAGGCCTAGAGGACCAGTTAACCAATTTTGTAACAACAGGTAAGGTGAACTTTGCCGACCTGGCTAACAGCATCCTTGCTGACATGGCTCGCATCGCCATTCGACAGGCCATCATTGCCCCTCTGCTTCGAGGTATCGGCTCCCTGTTCCCTGGACTCGGCCTCAAGTTCAATGCGAATGGTGCCGCCTACGCAGCTAACGGCATCGTCCCCTTCGCCATGGGTGGCACGTTCCAGCGCGGCATCACCCCTTATGCCATGGGCGGCATCGTGAGCCGCCCCACCTTCTTCGCTTACGCCAACGGCGGTGTGCCCGGCACGGGCCTCATGGGCGAGGCCGGCCCCGAAGCGATCGTTCCCTTACGCCGCCTCCCCAGCGGTAAGCTAGGCGTTGGCTCTACAGGTGGCGGCGCTGTAACCGTGAACGTAAGCGTTGATGCAACCGGCAGCCAAGTGCAGGGCGATGCAGGCAAGAGCAACCAACTTGGCCGCGCCGTTGCAGCCGCTGTGCAAGCTGAGCTAATCAAGCAGAAGCGCCCAGGCGGCCTACTCGTAAGCTAAGTCATGGCAACTTTCACCTATACCGCCTCGTACGAGGCCTCCGAAAATAGCAAACCAGCTGTACATAAGATGCAGTTTGGCGACGGCTACGAGCAACGTTTACAGGTAGGCCTGCACACAAACCCCAAGGAGTGGTCACTTACATTCTCTAATCGCACTGATGCCGAGCGCGACGCAATCCTCAGCTTCCTCGACGCACGAGGCGGCACTGAATCCTTCGACTGGACACCACCTCGCGGCACAGCCGGCAAGTACGTCTGCGAGGAATGGCAGACCACGCTGAGCAACTGCAACAACAACCAGATCCGCGCCACTTTCCGCCAAGTCTTTGAACCTTAGGAATGAGCACACCAGTCTCTGAACTTCAAAAAGTTGCCCCCAGCGCACTCATCGAGCTGTTCACGCTGGAGCTCAACACGCTGCAGCATGGCGTCACCGAAACCTACCGCTTTCATGCAGGCAGCAGCCTGAACAGCAACGGCCAGGTTACATGGGCCGGCAATGCCTACCTGCGCTTTCCGGTAGAAGCTGACGGGTTTCAATACAACGGCAGCGGCCAACTGCCAAGGCCGACGCTACGCATCGCCAACCTAACCGGCACCATCACAGCGCTCCTGCTTACCCTGCCAAACGGCATCGAAGGCGCAAAGGTCACGCGCATCCGCACCTTGGCGCGATACCTAGATGCTGTCAACTTCCCCGGAGGCGTAAGTCCCTATACGCCAGACCCTACAGCTGCCTTCCCGGCCGAGGTGTACTATATCGATCGCAAATCATCCGAAACTCGTGATGTCATCGAGTTCGAGCTCGCCGCAGCATTTGACTTGGCCTCTGTGCGGGCCCCGAAGCGCCAATGCTTGACGATTTGCCCGTGGGTGTATCGCAGCACCGAGTGCAGCTACACCGGCTCCAGCTACTTTGACGAGAACGACGATGCCGTGCCCACGCTGGCATCAGACAAGTGCGGCAAGCGGCTGAGCAGCTGCAAAGCACGGTTCGGTGAGGTGGCAGCACTACCGTTCGGCGGGTTCCCTGGCGTCGGAGCTTATACGGCGTGAACTGGCAGCAGGCGGCACTGGAGCACGCGCAGGCTGAGGATCCCCGCGAGGCCTGCGGGTTGCTGGTGGTGGTCAAAGGCCGTGAGCGCTACTGGCCATGCCGCAACCTGGCAACAGGCACCGATCAGTTCATCCTCGGCCCTGACGACTACGCCGCCGCCGAAGATGCCGGTGAAGTGCTGGCCGTGGTGCATTCACATCCCTGCACGCCACCGGCACCCAGCGACGCAGACCGCGCTGGCATCGAGCACAGCGGCTTGCCGTGGTGGGTCATCAACCCACGCCTTGCGTCATGGGGCGGACCGTTTACGCCATCGGGTTACCGCGCTCCGCTGATCGGCCGGCAATGGGTATGGGCAGCATCGGACTGCTGGACGCTGGTGCGCGACTGGTACGCGGAGCATGGGCTGCAGCTGCCGGACTGGCAGCGGCCATCAACACCAGAGCAGTTCGAGTCTGATCCGCTGTTTGATCGCTACTGGAAGGATGCCGGCTTCATCGAGCTGGCTGAGGATGCGGAGCTGCTGCCGGGCGATGCCCTGCTGATGAGCATCGAAGGGCCGGGGCTCAATCATGTCGGCGTCTACATCGGTGATCAGCTGGTATTGCATCACCTGCGCGGACGGCTCAGCAGTCGTGATCTGTACGGCGGCGGTGGTTGGCTGATGAAATGCACGGGCCGTAGACTGAGGCATCCAGGTTTGCGGCTGTGAGGATCGTCCGCGTCTACGGTCAGCTCGCGGCCTTTCTGAAGCGCCGTACTTTCCGCGCGGACGTTGCCAATGCCGCCGAGGCTGTGCGGTTCCTGCTGGCGAACTTCCCGCAGCTGGAGCGCCACATGGCGCAACACCACTACCGCGTCAGCGCCGGCAGTTATGCGCTGTCTGCCGATGAGCTGCACGATCCAGCCGGCCAGCAAGACATCCGCATCGTGCCCGTCATCACCGGCGCAGGCGGCGGCGTAGGCAAGATCCTCGCAGGGGTGGCGTTGGTGGCTGCAGCGCTCTTCATTCCCGGCCTTGGCATTGGTCTGGCTGGGGCCACCGTCACCCAAATCGGATTGATCGGCGGCGCGTTGATCCTCGGCGGCGTCTCCCAACTGCTTACACCCACACCCAAGATCAACGACCCAGCAGCGCCGAAGGCGGCAGATGATGCTGACCCGCGCAAGAACTACAGCTTCAGCGGCATCCAAAATGTAAGCCGGCAAGGTGTGCCGGTCCCCGTGGTCTATGGCCTCACCACCGTGGGATCTGTCGTCATCTCGGCTGGTATTGACACCGTATGAGCAGGCTGATCGCTGGTAGTGGTGGTGGCGCTCAGCAGCAAGTAGCGGCGCCGATCGTGCAGCGCCGCGAACCATACGTTGAACGCGATTCACTGCAATCCAATCAATACGTCCAGATCGTTGATCTACTTAGCGAAGGCGAGATCGGCGGCATCGTCGGCGGCGACAAGGGCATCTTCCTTGACGACACGCCACTGCAAAATGCAGATGGCAGCTACAACTTCTCAGGTGTCACCGTTGAAACGCGCAACGGCACCCAGGCGCAGACGCATATCCCAGCAGCATCGCTGATCGAGACGCAATCATCGGTCAACGTCGAAGTGGTGCAGGCCACGCCGGTGGTGCGCACCATCACCGCCGCCGACACCAATGCCGCGCGTATCACCATTTCAGTGCCGCGCCTGCAATCCACCAATCAGGATGGCGACGTGGTAGGCGCCTCGGTTGAGATTGCCATTGATGTGCAGTACAACGGCGGCGGCTACACCAGAGTTGTTACTGACACCATCTCCGGCCGCAGCGTCAACGGCTATCAACGCGATTACCTCGTACAGCTCACCGGCGCCTTTCCAGTAAGCATCAAAGTAACGCGGCTCACTTATGACAGCAACCCGGCACCTAGCCCTGATGCTTACTGGTTCTACGAAGGCCGCACTTACTGGACCTCTTACTCAGAGATCACCTATGCCAAGTTGCGCTACCCCAACTCGGCGCTGGTATCGCTGAAGATCAACGCTGAGCAGTTCAGCAACATTCCTAAGCGCAGCTACTTGGTGCGTGGCATCAAGGTGCGCATCCCAAGCAATGCCACCGTTGATAGTGAAACCGGCCGGTTGATTTATTCCGGCATCTGGAGCGGCACCTTCGCAGCTGCGCAATGGACGACCTGCCCCGCCTGGTGCCTCTACGACCTACTTACCAGCACTCGCTACGGGTTCGGCGATCACATCAACGCAGCACAGCTTGATAAATTCACCTTCTACGCCGCATCGGTTTACGCCAACGAGCAGGTGCCTGATGGCTTCGGTGGCCTTGAGGCTCGCTTCTCCTGCAGCGCCAATATCCAAACACTGGAAGAGGCCTACAAGCTGATCAATGATATGTGCTCAGTGTTCCGCGCTATGCCGTATTGGTCGGCAGGTGCAGTCACTGTCGCACAGGACAAACCCGCTGATCCGGCCTACCTGTTCACGCTGGCCAACGTCACTCCAGCTGGCTTCAGCTACAGCAGCTCCAGCCTTAAGGCGCGGCCTACCGTCGCCATCGTGTCATACCTTGATCTCGACCTACGCGACATCGCCAAGGAAGTGGTTGAGGACCAAACCGCCATCGCAAAGTACGGCGTTATCACCACTGAACTCTCGGCGTTTGCCTGCACATCACGCGGCCAGGCACGACGGGCAGGTGAGTGGCTTCTGTACTCGGAATGGAATGAAGGGGAAGTCATCAGCTTCTCCACCAGCGTGGACAGCGGCGTGGTGGTGCGACCCGGCATGATCATCAGCATTGCCGATCCAGTCAAGGCAGGCGCCAGACGCGGCGGACGCATCGCAGCAGCAACGCTCTACAACATCACCGTTGACGATGCCACCAACCTGCCTACATCAGGCGGTACCTTGTCAGTCGTGATGCCTGATGGCACGGTCCAGACTCGTGCTGTCGGCACCCGCGTTGGTGTGCTGATCCCTGTGCTCACGCCTTTCTCCACCACGCCAAACGCCAACAGCATCTGGGTATATGAAACGTCCGACATCGAGGCATCCACCTGGCGCGTGCTGTCCATCACCGAAGAGGATGGCATCAGCTACAGCATCAGCGCCATTGCGCACAATGCCGGCAAATACGCTTACATCGAGCGTGATGTGCCGCTCCAGCCAAGGGACATAACCAACCTCAACGCAATTCCAGAAGCACCAACCAACCTCAACGCGCAGGAGCTGCTTTATGAAGATCGTGGAGCAGCCAAGGTAAAGCTATTAGTTAGCTGGAGTCCTGTTGTCGGCGTGTCGCAGTACCGCGCCCGTTGGCGTTACACCGACAGCAACTGGACGACGCTGACGGTTGACGCACCTGACTTCGAGATCCTCGACGTGATCCCTGGTACCTATGAGGTGCAGGTGTTCAGCCTTAGCGCCGGCCTGCTGCCATCCACTGCAGCTGCGCTGCTGACTAAGCAGACCTTCGGCAAGACCGCGCCACCCGCCACAGTGGTTGGCCTATCGCTGATTCCGATCGACGAAGCCAGCGCTGTGCTCAGCTGGACCCGTAGCACCGAGCTAGACGTACTGCTGGGCGGCAAGGTGATCATCCGCCATTCGGTGGATAGCGTCACAGCAACTTGGGAGGAGTCAAACGACATCGTGTCCGCTGCAGCCGGCAGCCAAACGCAAAAGCAGGTGCCGCTGTTGGAGGGCACCTATCTGGTGAAGTTCGAGGACGATGGCGGCCGTCGCTCGCTCAATGCCGCCACCGTCGTCGTAGACCTCCCAACACCGCAGCCGCGCTACCTGCTGCAGACATACGCCGAGGAAAGCGAAACGCCGCCATTTAATGGCAACTACACCAATATGTTCTATGTATCCAACCTTGCAGAGGCTAACAACGCAAGTGGCATTGTGCTCGCAAGTGGCACAAACATAGACAGCATGGCAACTGACAACAACTGGGACGGCCTGCCGTCCATTGATAGCGTCGGCGGTGTGCTTAGCGAAGGCGAATACGAGTTCGGCAGCACCTACTCACTGCCTGGCGTATTTGACGTAAATTTACGCCGCCGCTTGGTCACAACGCCCTACATCCCCGGCGACTTCTGGGATGACCACACTGCCGATATTGACACCTGGGACTTCATTGATGGCAGCGCCACTGATCGCTGCAACGCTGCCACCTACGTCCGCGTGACACAGGATGACCCAGCCGGCACCCCAACCTGGGGCGACTGGCGCGAGTTCAGCAACGCCATCATCCGCGCTCGTGGCCTGCAGTTCAAGACCATCGCCAACAGCACCGACTCCACGGTGAATATCGTCGTCACCGAACTCGGCGCCGACCTAGAGCTGCAGCAGCGGATAGAACAATCCACAACGCTCACCAGCGGTGCTGGCACTTACGCTGCAACGTTCGCTAATGCGTTTTTCCAAACGCCTGCCGTCGGTATTACTGCTTACAATATGGCAACTGGCGACTATTACACCATCACAGGCGGCAGCCGCACAGGGTTTAGCATAGTGTTCAGAAACAGCGCTGGTGCCGCCGTGAGTCGTCAGTTCACTTACGCCGCCGTGGGCTACGGCAGGGAGATCTAAGCCATGGCGCAGCACGACTACAATCTCGCCAATCAATCCGGCCTCAGCTTTCGTCAAGATCTAAACAATGCCCTCGCGGCGATTGTTAGCCAGAATAGCGGCAGCAGTGCGCCCAGCACCACATACGCCTATCAGTGGTGGATTGACACTAGCGTTAGTCCAGCACTGCTAAAGCTGCGCAATGCAGCGAACTCTGCCTGGCTGGTGGTGGGCGATGTAACCGCCGCCAACCTCGGTTTAGCTACACAGGCCAGCCCCAGCTTCACAGGAACCGCCACGTTTAGTGGCGATGTGCTGCTGAGCGGTACAGGGCAACTTGATTTGCCTGCCGGAACTACCGCTCAGCGGACTGGATCGCCCAATTCGGGCATGGTCCGATTCAACACGACACTGGGGCAGTTTGAGGGCTACAACGGCACAGCATGGGGCCAGCTGGGAGGCGGCGCCACTGGTGGAGGATCAGACGTGGTATTCCTTGAGAACGGCAACACAGTCACCACCAATTACACGCTCACGACGAACAAAAACGCAGTCTCGGCTGGACCCGTTACTGTGAACAGTGGAGTTACCGTCACCATTCCCAGCGGCGCCAGCTGGGTGATCGTTTAAGGAGGATCGCTCAATGCCTATTACGATTGCCGGCACCGGAACGATCACCGGCCTCAGCGCTGGGGGCCTGCCCGACGGCTGCATCACGACGGATGATCTTGCGGCAGGTGCAGCTACCCCCGCGAAGCTGAGTCAACCGCTGACACTGGCAACAGCGCAAGCGACGACCAGTGGCACCAGCATCGACTTCACCGGGATTCCGAGCTGGGTGAAGCGGATTACGGTGATGTTTAACGGGGTGAGTACAAATGGATCGAGTAATTTGCAGTTACAAATCGGAGCTGGTTCAGTGGATACATCTGGTTATTTGTGCGGTACGGCTGCAAATGGATCGTCAGCTAATTTTACTACAGGCGTTGGAGTTTCTGCTGGCGGCGAAGCCACTACAACCATTCGTCATGGTTCAGTAACGCTTTCTACTTTTGGGTCCAATATATGGGTGGCACAAGGTGTCATTGGTCGTAGTGATTCGGCTCAAGCGTGTATGACTGGTGCATCAAAATCCCTCTCCGGCACCCTAGACCGCCTCCGCCTCACCACCGTCAACGGCACCGATACCTTCGACGCCGGTAGCGTCAACATCATGTACGAGTAACGCCATGCCAGTAAGACTCAACGGCTCCACCAGCGGCTACACCGAGATCGACGCCCCAGCCGTCGCGGGCTCCAACACGCTGATCCTGCCCGGCGGCAACGGCACTGCCGATCAGGTTCTCGGCGGCAATGGCAGCGGCACCCTCAGCTGGGTGGATCGCGGACGCATGACGCTTGCGACCGCACAGAACACCACCAGCGGCACCAGCATTGACTTCACCGGGATTCCGAGCTGGGTGAAAAAGATCTCGATAACATTCCAATTTGTAAGCACTAACGGAACTAGCGATTTACTATTACGACTTGGATCTGGAACGTTTCAGACAAGCAATTATTCTGGGACCATGTGGACGGCGAGCACATCAACGCAACGCACAGATGGATTTCCCATCTTTTCGCCAATTAGTGCTGTAAATAACTGTAGTGGCATTGTTCAACTTGTTCATTATGGCTCCAATTATTGGATGGAATCTGGAAACTTGGCGTTTGGAAACACTGCCAGCACTGGGTGGTCTTCTGCTGGAGGGCTCCAATCTGCTCTATCCGGCGCCCTAGATCGTGTTCGCCTAACCACCGTCAACGGCACCGACACCTTCGACGCCGGCAGCGTCAACATCCTGTATGAGGGCTGATCATGAGCACGCTATCCACCACAAACCTCAAGAACGCCAGCTCAGCCAGCAGCAACATCGTGCTCAACAGCGATGGCACGATCGGCGGCGCGGCACTGGCTGGCGTATCGGATGTCACCGGCATCAACACCACAGGTACTGTCACGAGCGGAACCACCAGCATGACTGTGGCATCAGCCACTGGTATCACCGCTGGCATGTACGTGGTCGGCAAGGGCATCACACCTGGCACGACCGTCAGCAGCATCGTCAGCACGACGGTCACGCTGAGCGCCAATGCAGGCGTCACGCTGAGCGCCGATCCAGTCACCTTCTACAGCGCCAGCAAGATCATCACGCCTGCTGTCGTAGGCGGGCAGCTCTGCCGCGCCTGGGTCAACTTCAACGGCACCGGCACCGTTGCAATCCGCGCTAGCTATAACGTCAGCAGCATTACGGATAACGGCGTGGGGGACTATACGGTGAACTTCACGACGGCGTTGGCGGATGCAAAGTATTCAGTCAATGTAACGGGAACAAGGCATACTTCAGTTGTAATGGACGGAGACTATCGCGCTAGCCTGGCCGGCACTGATTACATGCTGACTTCTTCTGTTCGCGTTATTTTCTTCAATACAACAGGACTAGCCAGCACAGCAGACGCACCAGCCATGTGCGTTTCAGTTTTCCGCTAACTTACCATGAACAGAATCATCTACACCCAACCTGACGGCACCGTTGCCGTTGTCATCCCCGCCGAGTCCGTCGAGCTGGCGCTCAAGGATGTGCCCGAGGGCGTGCCCTACGAGATCATCAGCACCGACGACATCCCATCCGATCGCACCTTCCGTGGTGCATGGGTCATGGGCGACTGCTGCATTGAGCACGACCTGGACAAGTGCAAATCCATCGGCCACGACATGCGCCGCGCTGCTCGCGCTGCTGAGTTCGCCCCACACGATGAGGTGATCGCCAAGCAAATCCCTGGCGCCGATGCAGTTGCGGCTGAGCAAGCCCGCAAAGACATCCGCGTGAAGTATGGCCTGATCCAGGAGGCCATTGATCTGGCCGCTAATCCTGACGAGATCAAAGCTGCGCTCAACCTCTGATGGCCGTCAAATCCAAGCAAGGTACCGCCCGCGTCGAGCACCAGCCCGGTATGCCAAAGCGCACGCGGCAAGGGCAAGGTGCTCACAGCAAACCCAACCACAACCGCAAGCAGTGGCGCGGTCAAGGCCGTGGCTAACCTGTAGCTATGGCGATTGCACCCGGCACCTACTCTCCGACGATCCAGCGGCGTGCCGATTACGTGCTGCCGCTGGAGTTCAAGGATGGCAACGACGCGGCCATCAACCTGACCGGCTGGACCGTACTGGCGCAGGTATGGAATCAAGCCCGCACCACCAAATACTGCGACTTCACTACCACCTACACCAACCGCGCAGCCGGCAGCATTAGCATTGCACTCACCTACACGCAAACATCCACCTTGCCGGATGAGTGTTACTACGACGTGATGCTGATCAATGGCAGCGGGTTGCGTGAGTATTACCTAGAGGGAATCCTCTACGTCAGCGAGGGATATACAGCACCATGACGACCGTCAACGTCACCACTGTCCGCAACACCGTTGAGGTGATCGAGGGCGCGGTTACGACCGTGCGGATCATCACTGCCGGCCCACAAGGTGCAACCGGCGCCACAGGTGCCACCGGGCAAGGTGTGCCCGTTGGCGGCACCACCGGCCAGGCACTGGTCAAGGCCAGCGGCACCAACTACGACACCACCTGGACGACGCTCGGCGGTACTGGCACCGTCACCAGCATCGCTACCGGCACCGGCCTTAGCGGTGGGCCGATCACCACCAGCGGCACTATCTCGTTGAGCAACACGGCCGTCGTACCAGGCATCTATCCACTGGCCACGGTGCAGGTAGATGCGCAGGGTCGCGTCACCTATGCAGCCGCTGGCTCAGCGCCAGGCACGGATCTCACCTACGACGCAGCCACGCGCCTGCTCAGCAGCAGCACTGGCGCAGATGTCACCCTGCCGCTGGCCACCACCACCGACGCCGGATTGATGAGCGCTGCCGACAAGGCGCTCGTCAACTACGCGGCCACGGTCACGGTTGCCGTGCGCAACAACTCCGGCAGCACCATCCCCAAGGGCGCTGCGGTCTATGTGACGGGCTCCAGCGGCACTGTCGTTACCGTGGCGCTCGCTGATGCCAGCTTGGAGGCCACTGCTGCCGGAACGCTCGGCCTTGCGCAGGCCAGCATCGCCAACAACGCCAACGGCACGGTGATCGCCGTTGGTGAGCTGACTGGACTCGACACCTCGGCACTTACCGAGGGCGCACTGGTCTGGCTCAGCGAGACGACTGGCGCACTAACGACCACACGCCCCACGCAGCCGGCGCATGGCGTGGTCTTGGGGTATTGCGTCAAGCAAGGCCCCGGCACCTCGGGCATTGTCTACGTGAAGGTAGACAACGGCCTGGAGCTGGTGGAGCTGCATGACGTGCTGGTGGTGAGCCCCACCACCGGGCAAGTGCTGCGCCGCGCCAGTGATGGCCTGTGGAAGAACGCACAGCTGGCCTATTC